TATGGAGTAGATCGAAGAATTATTGCTTGTCCTGACCCAACGGGTAGTGCAAGAAAAACAAGTGGAGTTGGAGTAACAGACCATAATATTCTTAGACGTAGTGGATTTACTGTTATGAGTCCTAAAAGTCCGTGGAAGATAAGAGATAAGATCACTGCTGTTAATACTGCTTTACTTGATGCAAATGGAGATCAAAGGACTTTTATACATCCAAGATGTAAAGAATTGATAAAAGCACTTAGAACTCTTACATATGCACCAAATACCGGCTTACCAAATAAAAATTTAGGAGTTGACCATGCTTTTGATGCTTTTGGTTATCTTTGTTTACAACAATTTAATTTGGCAAAACCAGAGACATTAGGGCAAACTGCGTTTAGAATATACTAAGAGTTACTTTTTTTATTATGTATCACGGCTCTCATTCAATGACAGGTAAAAAGAAAAAGAAAAAAAAGAAAAAA